TCTCACCTACAATGGGAAGCCGTGAAACATGCGTCATTCGCAGTGAACACTTTGGATGAGCTACGTGCTTTTCTACCCAAAATAAAGGTCAGCTAACAAGCTCTACCTAGAGCCTAACTGGAGGTCACCATGACGCAAGTACATACCACAGACAAGTCACGCAACGGCAAGGTGGGACGTATACCCGTCACCACGAGTGAAGCATCGACCTGTCCCGTTGTCTGCCCGTTCAATCATGCAAATGATGGCGGATGCTATGCGGATGCTGGACCATTGAAGTTGCATTGGGATAAGGTATCACGGCATGAGCGTGGCGACGACTGGGACACGTTCATCACTAAGGTGGAGAGCTTTGCTCTTGACGCAAAATGGAGGCATAACCAAGCAGGTGATTTGCCCGGAGATAGCTACACGCTGGACGCCAGTAAATGTGCTGACCTTGCCCGTGCAAATGGCAATCGGCAAGGCTTCACGTATACCCATTACGATGTGCTGACGGATGAGCGCAATCGTGATGTCGTGCGAGACATGAACACTTCCGACTTTACTGTCAATCTGTCCGGTAATAACATGGCTCACGCTGATGAGCTTGTGAAGACTGAGGCCGGTCCCGTATGTACCGTGCTACCCATTGAGTATGAGCGTGGACACAATCGTGAAGGCTGGACGGAGAGCCTCGCTGATTACCGTGATCGTGTTGGTGATCTACAAACGCCAGACGGTAACGCTGTCGGTGTGTGTCCAGCGACATACATGGACGATATCACTTGCGAGAAGTGCATGTTATGTGCTAAGAAAAATCGCAAGTTGATGGTCGGCTTTCCTGCACACGGTACGAGTGCACGTAAGGCTGACGCCGTTGCAAACAAGCTCTAGGTAGAGCCTATTTTGGAGAGTGAAATGACTAGAGAATTTAAAGGACCACATTGGGACAAAGGTGGTTTCACCACCGATTTGCCGAATGGTTTAACCGTATCGGTTCAGTGGCATTGGGGCGCATACTGCTCGTATAACGAGGACGGCAAACCTAAGACAGTAGAGATGGCTTGCTGGGAGACAGGTGAGGAGCCGTGTACGTGGCGCACAAAGAACGTTTGGGGCGGGGCTAATGATGATGTCATTGGCTACCTGCCTGTCGGTGACGTTGTAAAATTTATAGACATAGCTCTTAATTGGGAGAATTAAAATGCAACCTCTGATATACTATCCAAAACAATTGGGCGCTCGCAATACAATCCATCCGCTGTCTCAATCGGATAGAGACAATCTTGTGACGGAGATTGAGCGCACCGGCGGCGTGATTGTGGGGCGCTCCTGTATAGCGGATGCTCTTAACATTGCAGATGGAGGATTATAATATGTCACTATCACAAACCGAACGCGACCAGCGAGACCTGTCAATGTTTGGCATATTGTCTGCTGATCTTCGCAACATAGCAGAGACATCTTTATATCGAGCAGTTTCGGGTGAGAAGCATGGGGATGCCCTGCTTGCCATGAGTATCTTGTCAGACTCTCAGGAATGTATGTCTCACGGCGACACTGAAACTGCACGGCAGTATGTCAATCGTGCAAAATACATTATCAACCATTACATAATGGATAGGGAGTAACACGATGAGTTTAGACACCGCCGTATTGTCCATGCTTGAAGACTGGTACGATGAGTTTCTTGCGGAAGGTTTGTCTGAGGAACAGGCAGCGAAGAAGGTGCAGGAAAAATTCGAAGACTATGAAGTGGCTGTCACTATTGACATCAAATAAAATATATAGTATACCTTATGTGTTCTCTTAAACACTTGTGAAAGAGAACACTTAGGTATACATATACACAGGAGAATAAGATGAATAAAGATATTATGATCGCCGCCGGATTTGGTGATGCCGTTGCTCGTATGGAAAATAAGCAATGCACCACGTGTGGTATCCCCGTGAACGAAAAGGCTTTCGTGGACGAGATCAGTGTACGGGAGTTTGGCATCAGCGGCATGTGCCAGTCATGTCAGGATGCTACATTCGTATCTGATACGGACGATTGGTCGCTTGAGAATGAAACAAACTTCTTAAAAAGTTTTGAATGGCATTCTGGATTGGTTAAATAAGTAAGGGGGTGTAGCTCAGTTGGGAGAGCGCTTGAATGGCATTCAAGAGGTCAACGGTTCGATCCCGTTCACCTCCACCATTAACAGGCTCTAGGTAGAGCTAATTGGAGAGATAAAATGCAGCGTGAGGTTGAGAGTTTACTTCGTAGGTCATTACCCATACTGGAAGAGAGACGAGTTATGTATGGTGATGAGAAAGAACTTGTAGAATTAATACAGGAGATTGAAGAATGTCTAAAGGAACACCAGATACCGGCAGTACCTGTCTGATCGTTCCCGTTGAGGAATTCTGGGATCGAAAAGTCGATTGGTTCACTCAGATGTGGTGGAATGAACGCCACACTGATGACCAATATGTATATAACATGAAACATATGGGGTTCGAGGAAGATTTAATTCGCAACAACATGTATGAGGAGAACTAAAATGCTAATATTAGTTCGGATTGATCTTACAGAAGAAGGTCAAGAAAATAAGTCTGAGGTGCTTGAAGAAGTAGACTATTCATTTAATCATAAATGGGTGGTTGGCACAGAAATTGTTGATATTATAACTGAGGAGAACTAAAATGCTAGGTATAGTACACAACTACGTAAATCAATATGACAGGCCAACATATCCCACATTGCTGCAACGCATAGTGCAATGGGTCAAGAGTTTCTTCACGAAGGAACCGCCTGTAGTGTGTGACGAGGGTATAAATCTGCGAGCACTTGTATGCAGCGGAGCCATCAAAGTTTCGGATGTGCTGAATCTTCTAGTGGAGGAGGGAGTGGAGCCAACTATCACACGCACTACAAGCACTTGGCAGGGATGGTATGTGGAAGTTACAAAGAAAGAAAACTTTCTGAAGGTTGCGTCTAACCACACTGTCCGATACTATTCCTTAACAGTGGATGAGTTGTCGCTGTACGATAACCCGTTCTACAATGTGGAGCGCATCATCAGCGTTACAGGAGAGCGTGATGACATACACAAGAAAGCTAAAAGGAAGGATGCGTCAGCAGAAGCGGCGTAGCCTTGCGGCACACTCATTGGAGGATGCTAAGTTTAGAACACGCATTGTCCGTAGCCGTATTAAATACACACGCAAAGGAAAGGCAAATGATAGGCAGCGAATACGACACGAAATCGAAGATGAGTAATGGCAAGAAGCGTAAGGACACTAAGCGTTCAGACGATTGGAAACAGCAACGCCGTAAGCAGCGCCGTGTACGGCAACAGGAAAAGGAACATAGATATGGCAACGCAAGAGAGATATCACGTAGGAATTGATGTGCATGACTATGAGAGGCATACTCATGGACGTAAAGAAGTTATCTTCACAGATGTGGGAGTTGATGTAGACAACTATCACCAAGTTGAGGTGCGAGTTGACCACGAAGAGTATGAGGCAAGCGATTGGGTAAGCGCAGCGGAGTACGCTATAGAACTGGTGAGAAGCCAGCACCCACTCGCTGAAATAGAGTTAGCCTATGTCAAGGAGTTTCATTGATGCTTGAAGTGTCTCTGACTGCGCTAACTTTTCTGACACAAATAGTGTTGGGCTTTGCGGTTACAAATCCGGTGTCGTACACAAACCCTGCCGATACTCATGAAGAGTTGTATTGTCTCGCGTTGAATGCTTATCACGAGGCACGAGGTGTCGGCATGGATGAGATGATTGCTGTCTCACAGGTTGTGATGAACCGTGTAGACAGAAGCGTGTACGGTACTGTATGTGAAGTGATTATGGAAGGGCCGACACGAGAAAGCTGGCGCACGCGACAAGACGATACGCTGAAGGATGAGGAGCGTGTGTATTATCCCGTGCGTGACAAGTGTCAGTTCAGTTGGTACTGTGATGGCAAGTCCGATGTTGTATACAACCTGACAGGATGGGAGGATGCAGTCATAGCTTCCTACCTTGCGTACAACGGGTACGGTGAGGACCGTGTGGATGGTGCGCTGTACTATTATGCACACAAGCGTATACCTATGCCCAACTGGGCGAAGAATATGCTGGTGACTGCCATTCTTGAAGGGCATACCTATCTTAAATAAAATACTTGACAACTGAGATGTTATCAGTATAATGGAGGTACAATCGAAAGGGCACACACACACATGGCTGATTACAGAATAATCCAATACACACCAGACGTAGACCATGCGTGGGGAGATGCGGACATCTACTTCTGCAAGGCAGATAATGGCAGCAAAGTAACCGTAGTTGTCTTAAAGAAACGGTCTGATGGCAGTCCGTATCGTATTGAAATAAAGGAGACTGAGTAATGTTAAATACACAGGTGTATAATAATTTGAGTGCCAATGTTTTTGGAAACATCCCAGAACACATTGACTTTCCCGTAGCCTTTGAGCCTACGCTTGTGCCACATAAGAAGTACGTGGTAAATGCAAACACGGGGCAGTACCTTGACACGGTAGGCCACAAGTTTAACTGTGCCAGTCATCCCGATTTCTTTCGGGGTGTTCAAGACACCATGATTGAGGAGTTAAACTCTCCCGATCTGGAGGATGTGAAGGTGACTTTCAAGACCGCTCGTAGCGGTGGATGGGCCATGATGGACACCACCTTTCCTAACGTGAAGGTACGTGTTGAAACGCTGAAGCACACGACTGAGATAGCACAGCGTGTGATTGCTCTGCATGGTATCGATGGTTCATGTTCCAATCAGGTGTTCTATGGTGGCATTGACTTCTTCTGCACCAACGGCATGATCAGTGGTGAATATGATACGGTTCGACGTAAGAACACTCTGATGTTCTCACTCGATAAGTTCATTGATGAACTTCGCCGTGCGAAGCAGGACTTCTACGAGCATGGGCGTAAGCTACAGACGTGGGCTTCTACTCACGTGAGCCACGATCAAGTGAAGCAGTTGCTTGAGGAGGTGCTGAAATCTAACAGCAAGGCAGACAAGATGTTTAATGTGTACAACATGGAAGCTGCACAGCGCGGGCAAAATCTGTTCTCACTGTACAGCGCCTTCACTAACTACTCTTCTCACGCTACTGAGAGCAACGGGTTCGAGTTAAGAAAGACGGGTAATGATACACAGGCGCAGTCCATGTTCAGACGTGAGCAGGACGTTAGCAAGTGGATCAGTACTCCACAGTTTCGTGCACTTGAACTAGCAGCATAAGCTCTAGCTAGAGCCAGTTGATGCACGATTTTCTGTTGGGTTTTGCGTGGGCGGTGGGGTTAATCCTCATCGCCTTCGCCTTTATTTTATAGGAGCAGTACGGATGATGAGCACACAGATACTTTTATTTGATGACGGTCTACACGCCAAATGGCAAAAATTTCACCACGACAACCCGCGAGTGTACGATTTATTCAAGAAGTTCACGTTTCAGGCGATCCAAGCTGGGCACAAATCATTTTCATCAGACGCAATCTGCCATCGGATTAGATGGGAGACGAGTGTTGTTACGTTGGAGGAAGGGGTAAACCCTGACACCGGGGAGAAGTTAAAGATCAATAACAATCACGTTGCCTATTACGGACGTAAGTTTATGCGGGACTATCCTAAATATGACGGGTTCTTCCGTACACGGGATACGAAATCAGCTTGAGGGGCAGGACACACACCACAGAAAGGCATACGTATGAAACTACCTAGATTTACACAGGTGCGTGAACTAGCAGATGGGACAAAAGCGTACAGGTTTAACCCACCACAGAAATTTATAACTGCTGGTGTTGTTGAGCGTGTGGAGCTTGGGCCTGATCTGTCGGCAGCAAGGGCGGCTGCTCGTGAGCACAATGCTAAGATAGATGAATGGAGGAAAAGTCAAGCAGAAATATTGGACGTGCGCAAAGGTAGTAAATTATCTTTGTTAGTGCGTGATTATTGCAACAGTAGTAACTTCACTATGCTCAGAAAATCTACTCAGAAAGACTACAAGTATTTTCTTAATAACATGGTGCAAACACTTGAAGATGCTAGGATTTCTGACGTTACTACTCGCCGTGCTAAAGCTGCATATGAGAAGTGGATACACAGCGGCGTACCTTATGCCAATCATGTATGTGCAGCAGCATCCATCTTATATAACTACGCCATCGACAGAGAGTACCTCACGTTTAATCCTTTCGCACATGTCAAGAGAAAAACACCTATACAACGTAAGGTTGTATGGCAACATGAGCATGTGGTGCAATTCCTTAACACGGCATACAGCGAATGGAGATGGCGCAACATAGGACTGATTGCACAAATGGCCTATGAGTGGGTGCAAAGATTGGGTGACATGCGTGTACTGGAATGGGAAAGCATTGACCTTGACGCAAAGCGATTAGACCTACAACAATCTAAACGGCGGGCAGCAGTGAGCCTTCCCATATCTGGTGAGTTGACCAACATGCTAACACAACAGCATGAAGACTTTGGTTTTCAGAAGTACGTAGCTCCTATGATCACGCCTGTAAGGGGAGAGTTTGTTCCACACACTAAGCAGCGGCTGTCTAAGGTGAGCAGACAGGTGATACTTGCAGCAGGGTTACCGTCTGAACTGTGGCTCATGGACCTGCGGCGAACGGGCACAACACAGATGAATGATGCCGGTGTTTCTATGGGGCAGATCATGTCCGTGACGGGGCATGTTAATCCACAAAGTGTCAAGCCTTACTTGACACACACGTATGCCAGCGCAAATTCTGCCTTGACACAACGACAAAATAATGGTAAAAGCATAGTCCCATGCCGCATGAAAGGTGATACATAATGCTAGGTAGTGCAGAAGTAAACTCTTTATATACACTTAAAGATGAGAGAGAGTTACATAAACTAAGACAAGACAAGGAGGATATAGAATATCTTATGGTACTTCGTTGGTTAGAAAATAGAATAAGAGAACTGGAGATACAAAATGGCTAAGACACTCATAAACTATTTGATACGAAAAATAAAGAGACTGGTGCAATGTAAAAGAAAACGACAGGCCAACGACACCTACCTTATGGGGGTTAGGATTAAAGATTTTCAGACTGCACTTGAAGTAAAGAAAGGGAAGGAAGGATAAGATGAAAGAACTAATGGTATCCCTACTTCTCTGGATAGGAGCCAACTCTACTCTCCCAGTGGAGGGTGTTCCACTACCGGAAATTGAGTTTCTTTCTTCCGAAGAATTATATACTCTCTATACCATAGAGGATGCTTGCGATACTAATTATAGAGCATTGTATGATATGAACCACACAATAATCTATTTATTGGATGATTGGAATAAATCCAATTTAATAGATAGAAGTTTTCTACTGCATGAATTAGTACATCATGTGCAGAAAGAAGAAGGATATGAATTCAGAGTAATGAGAGAAGAGGAATCTTATCAATTACAATTCTCCTATCTACAGGAGAATGCGACAGACGATTCTGATGAGATGTTGCGTATAAGTGATTTGTTCTATATAATTATGAGCAATTGCCATATAATGTAGGAGAATTGAGGAGAATAACTTATGGACATACGTAACTTTGTAGATGATTTAGATGTCACAAATGGGTCTACAGTTAGGCGCAACTGTCCTGTTTGCGACGGGTTCAAGACGTTCACAGTAACCAATAAGAATGGAATGATTGTTTGGAATTGTTACAAGGCAGGGTGTTTTGTGCAGGGGGGCACCCGTACGTATCTAAGTGCTGATGACATACGAAATACCATGCAGTCACGGGAAGTAGAAGAGCCAGTGTGGGAGAAGCCAGTTTATATAGTACAGGGTGGCAACCATGACGGGCTTAAGAAATTTTTAGCTCAGTGGTATTTACACGATATGCAACCCTGCCCCATGTATGATGTTAAAGAAAGCAGAATAGTTTTTCCCATATTCAAAGGTAGAACTATGGTGGATGGAGTAGGACGATCTCTATCAAATAGACTTCCAAAATGGAAGAGGTATGGAGAGTCGGGGTTGCCGTACATATATGGAGCAGGAAAGGTAGCTGTGGTTGTGGAGGATGCCACCAGTGCAGCAGTTATAGGATCAAGTGTTCAGTGTACCGGCGTTGCGCTGTTGGGTACATCCTTACAAGATACACATAGGGAGCCGTTGGCAGGGTACACTAAGCTAATAGTAGCTCTTGATCCAGACGCTCTGCCTAAGACGTTAAGCATAGCCCAAGAATTACGAACTATACATACGAATATAAGTGTGCTAAGGTTAGAAGATGATTTGAAGTACAGAAATCCACAAGACATTAAAAACTTGGAGAACTTGATATGGAACTAGCTCTTGTACGATCCTTGATGGACAAGGAGTTTTATGATGATCATAGAGGGGCAAGGTGTCCCGATAGATTGTTTAGTAAGGACATTCGTAAGATCAAACACGCACTCGATGTAGCTATAGATAGGTATGCACGTACCGTTACGCCGGATGAGATAGAGGCGCTGTTCATGTCGGGTAATCCCTCTATGACCACAGCGCAGAAGCAAGCGTATAGTGATATATTCCATAGAATAAAACGTGAGGAACCATTAGGTAAGGATGTAGCACAGGAGGTGCTGTCCAAACTATTTCAGCAGGTGGTGGGTGAAGAGGTTGCAAATCTTGGCTTTGATTATGTGAACGGTACACAAGCTACCCTTGAGCCGTTGCGTGAGTTACTGGAGAAATACACAGATGACTTCATGCCCGACCTGCATGTAGAGTGGGACGACATTTCTATTGACACGCTGCTTGCACAGAATGATATGGAGACACGCTGGAAGTTTAACATTCCCACCTTGTGCACAAAGGTGGAGGGTGTCAATGCGGGTCACTTGATTGAGATAGGTGCGCGATCTAATGTAGGCAAGACATCCTTTCATGCAAGCATGGTTGCGTCACCAAAAGGATTTGCTGCACAGGGGGCAAGCTGTATGATACTGTGCAACGAAGAGGGTTCCCCTCGTGTGGGTGCAAGATACTTACAGGCTTGTACCGGCATGACGTTAACGCAGATAAAGGAGAACCCTCAAGTTGCGTGGGAAAAGTACGGAAAGATTAGAGACAACATCTTTCTTAAGGATGTAACGGGTAAGGACATGGGGTGGGTGGAGAGCGTATGCAAATCCTACAAGCCAGATATTGTGGTGCTGGACATGGGGGACAAGTTTGCTACAACACATGGCTTCGCTCGCACGGATGAAGCATTGAAAGCCAACGTTATTTATGCAAGGCAAATTGCAAAGATGTATGAGTGCGCTATGTTCTACATGTCACAGTTAAGTGCAGAGGCAGAGGGCAAGGTGCAATTGAACCAAGCTATGATGGAGGGCAGTCGAACAGGTAAGGCAGCGGAGGCTGATCTTATGATACTAATTGCAAAGAACCCGCCTGTTGAGGGGGTATCGGGGGAGGAGGAAAGTACACAACGGCACTTGAATGTTGTGAAAAATAAACTATCTGGTTGGCACGGTCGTATTATCTGCGAACTGGATTGGAGAACAGCAAGGTACACAGCATGAACTATCTTGACGATTTGTTAGCTATACCAGAATTTCTACGCCCTAAACCAAAGAGAGGAAGGCCACGAAAGATTAAGCAAAAGGAGGCTCACGTTGTAGAAAACAATTGGGAAGAGTGGTGCCATATAAAGCAAGAGAAATATGGTACACGTTATGACATGCAACTTGGAGATGAAGCCCCACGTATAGGTAGTGGTCTTCGTATTGTTTATGTTAAGGAAGGAAGGAAGTGGGCACACATGACAAGTCATTCTGGTGATCCCACTTGTACTGAGGGTCGAGTACGCAAAAGATTTTCTCTGAAGAGATGGTTTCAGATGAAGACATCTCATGAGAAGTACTTGGCTAGACAGCAACGAGCAAGAAATAAATTAAGGAAGAGAGCAAATGAAACTAACTCTTGATGTAGAACATACCGTTACAGAGAAGGATGGTAAGATACACTTCGATCCCTTTGAGGCGGACAATGCTCTTGTAATGATAGGTACACTGACAGACAAAGGAGAAGAAAAGTTATTCACTATCTACCATAACTCACCACACGGTCAGCCTACACAGATTGAAGGCATGAGGTCTATATCTTTTGATGGGTCTGACGTGCAGGAATTGCTTGACAAAGCTACTATACTTATCGGGCACAACATAGCACATGATCTTGTGTGGCTGTGGGAAAGTGGCTTTCGATATGATGGTCCGGTCTTTGACACGATGCTTGCTGAGTATGTGCTACAACGTGGGCAGAAGAAGCCGCTATCACTGGAGGTATGTGCAGAACGTTACAATTTAAACACCAAGAAGCGTGGTACTCTTAAGGAGTATCTATCAAAGGGCGTGTCTGTTGCAGATATACCACACGATGAGTTGAGTGCGTATTTGAGTGCTGATCTTCACGCTACACAGGAGTTGTGTAATACATTATACAAAAGACTAAGCACTGAGCCAGACTCTATGTTGATGGAGCCAGTTGTTCTGTCTAATAGAGTGGCTGTTTCCCTTGCACACATATATCAGCGTGGGTTTAAGATAGATCAACAAGCTCTAGCTAGAGTTAGGGAAGAGTTTGAGGCAGAGAAGGCAGAGCTAGAGGGATCACTTGACAGGCAGATAGTCCAGTTAATGGGAGATGTACCTGTTAATCTAAATTCTCCAGAGCAATTGTCGAGGGTGATTTATTCGCGTAGGCCAAAAGACAAGAGAAGATGGGCAGGTGCGTTTACTCATGGCATGGTAAAGGCAGACTTTAACGACACGGTTAACAGGCTGTCCGGTAAAGTGTACAAAGCCCATGCCGCTCAGTGTGGCTCCTGCTATGGTGTTGGTAAGGTACGTAAGACAAAGAGGGATGGCTCTCCATTTGCTCGACCAACGAAGTGTTCCACGTGCAACGGTGTAGGGTATTTGTTTCGTCCAACTAACGAGTTAGCTGGGCTTAAGTTTTCCGCACCAAATGTTAAATGGATTAGCGCACACGGGTTTACTACGAGTAAGATTAGCCTTGAAATGCTAGAGCACACAGCGTTGGGCAAGAATATGATTGATGCTGCTACATTTCTAAAAAATGTACGTAGGCTGAGTGCTCTTGATACGTACCTGTCATCTTTCGTGGATGGAATAAAGTCATTCACTAAACCTGATGGTATGCTGCATGTACAGCTAACACAGCACATGACATCTACTGGCAGGTTCAGCGGTCGTAACCCCAACATGCAGAACATGCCACGTGGAGGAACTTTTCCTATCAAGCGTGTGTTTGTATCTCGTTTCGATGGAGGTAGAATACTTGAGGCTGACTTTGCACAGCTAGAATTTAGAACAGCGGCTTTTCTATCACAGGATGAGATTGCTATGCGAGAAGTATCTGAAGGCTTTGATGTGCACAGCTACACCGCTAAAGTTATATCGGATGCTGGACTTCCCACTACTCGACAGGAAGCAAAGGCTCATACGTTTGCACCGCTGTACGGAGCTACAGGTTATGGCAGAGGAGAGAGCGTGGCTGCTTATTACAGACACTTTGTGAACAAGTACAAAGGTATAGCGGAGTGGCACTCACGCCTCGCCTCTGAAGCGTTAAACACAGGTGTAGTGAAGACACCTTCACACAGAGAGTTTTCGTTTCCTGACGTAACACGCAGGTGGAATGGTGATCCAACACACTTTACGCAGATAAAGAATTATCCAGTACAATCCTTTGCTACAGCAGACATAGTGCCGTTAGCACTGCTGTACATGGAGGAGTTATTGGTTGGTAAACAATCTTGTATTGTAAACACAGTGCACGACAGTATAGTCGTAGATGTTCATCCAAAGGAGGAAGAGTATGTTGTAAAAATTATAGAAAGTACTAATCAGTCTTTGCACTCTTTAATCTTTCAACAGTGGGGCGTGGACTTTAATGTTCCTCTGTTACTTGAAGCAAAAATAGGAGACAATTGGCTTGACATTAAAGACCTGCCGTGATATAACTGCAAACCCTACTAAATAAGGAGAACACACAAATGAGCTTAACAACTATTGATACAGACAACTACGCAGAGATGGCTAAAGCTATGGGTATTTCGGGAGACGCTCCTACGAGCAGCAAATCCAAGAGTACTCTTGCACGGCTGAAGATTAACCATAGCCCTGTAATGGGCATTGCGGAGGTAAACAAGAAGAAAGTTAACGTGGAAGTTGTTGAGGGAGGAACCTATAAGCTGGAGCTTCCCGATACAGACCAGAATTACTTCTCTTCTGAAGTACGCATTCGTCCCTACATGCAACGCTTTATGCACAAGCGTTTTGTGAAGGGTACTGGCGATACAAAAAATGCCTTCATTAAAACTGTGATGGCCGACACGTTGAACATCGATCTTAAGGATAATTCCGGCACGTTCAATTGCGGTAAGTCTGCTGGCTACATTGAGGACTTCAAAGCTCTGCCTGAAGATATGCAGAACCTCATTCGTCAGATCAGACGTGCACGTGTTATATTTGGTACAGTACAGATGGTTGATCCTATAGATGCACAAGGCGAACCTGTTAGTATGGATGAAACTCCTTTCATCTGGGAGGTGGATAATAGGGAGTCGTTTAAGATTATGGGTGATCCTTTTAAGACGCTATTTCAGAATAAGAGATTACCTGTTCAGCATCACATTAGTGCCACAACTGTAGAACGGAAGTTACCTAATGGTAATTCTTATTATGTCCCTGCTGTGGAGTTGAATATGTCAGACGTAATCAGCATTGAGGAATCTGATCAAGCCATGTTTGCATCCTTTCTAGATTGGATTACAAGCTACAATGAATATATTGTCTCATCGTGGAATGAATGCAACAGGCGAAGCAATGAGACAAACTCAGCATGGGACTTGCCGGATGATCAAGCACTTAATATCGTTGAAGAGTTTGTAAACATTGAGAACACTACTGAGGAAACTCTTCAGTGATCAGCGCCTCTTTGTTAGAAGCTATACTAAACTACCTGACAACACGCCCTTACAGAGAGGTTAGTGGTTTCATTCAGGCTGCACAGAAAGAGATCGCCCAACACCAAGCAGCCCAACAGACAGAAGAGAAAGGGGAAGAATAATGCATCATCCTGCTGAACTGGCCGTGCATCAATACCTTGAGGACGCAAAAGGTAAGGGCACAAATATGTCAGAGGACACTGTAGATAAGGTGTGTGAAGACATTCGTAGCGCTTTGCTCCGCCAGTTTGGCAGGGGATCAAAGCGAGGTTCATTCCGACCTCGCATGTCTAATGTAGGAAGACCAACCTGCCAGCTATGGTACGAAAAAAATAAACCCGATACAGCTTTACCCCGACCAACT